CTTCTACAACTTGGTCTACTGGAATACTGGTGTCCCACTTTCTCCATTGCTTACCATAAATTGGTCCTAATTCACCCCACTTTTTAGCAAACTTATCATCTGTTTTGATTTTGTCGATGAATTCTTCTTGTGATAAAATATCAATGCCTTGATTTATCTGAAAATTATTTTTTAACTTATAATTCTTATAAGCATCACCGTCCCAAATATGACAATTATTATCAACTAAATACTTAATATTAGTATCGCCTTTTAAGAACCAAAGCAACTCAGTCACCATTGTCTTCCAAGCCATTTTTTTGGTAGTCAACAATGGAAACCCATCAGACATTTTATGCCTGATGGTGTATCCGAATATTGATTTAGTTCCAGTACCAGTTCTATCACTTTTCTCAACACCATAATCTAATATGGTTTGAAGCAAGTCTTGGTATTGTTTATCTAATTTATTCATGTCTCATTACTTTTCTGCGCTGACCATTGCTATATAGCACGATATACACCTCATTAGAGCGCATATAATCAACTTGTCTGCCCATCATGTCATAGTACCCGACAATTCTGAGGTCCGCGTTTTTAACGATGGTTTTTACATTTGATGTCTGTTCCTTAGGACAAACTACAATCTTATTAAATGCCCAAGTATCAATTCCTGTACATTTATTTTGCCAGTAAGTGTATATAATATAACGTCCTGAATCAGTAAACTCGTGTTTCAATACACGTTCGGATTTCATTGAGTAATAAACCAAATTCTTATCTTCCCAATCAAAAGTAAAATACAACAATGAATCAGATACCTCTTTCCACTGCCTATCAGTCATTTTAGAAGAAAACTCATTAGCATTCCAAATCTCATAAAAATAATTTATACAAGTATCATTCATATTAAACAATTCAAATGTAACTGTTTTACAATCTTTAATACTTGGGGCATAACTTAGTTTTGCTTTTTTACCATAAACGGTAATATCAATTATTTGATAAAATAATGTATCACACCAAGGTTTAGTACATTTATTAACAGCCTTCAAACCAACTTTATACTTACCTTTAACATTAAACTGTACTTGAGTATAACCTCTCATATCCTGTAGAGTATCGAATCGTTTTAACTGATAGTCATAAACAATCCAATTATAATCAATACACGTGTCATAATGCATGTTAGTTTGAAATGTAAACACATTTTGTTGCTGGTTAACTTTTTTCATGTAATAACCAGACCAATCACATTTAGCTTGAGCAGTAATTCCTACCACCAACAAAGCCAACAAAGTAATTATTCTTTTCATATTTTATTCTCCTAATAATATTTCAATTTCTTCAATTTTTTGTGTAAACGCATCAACATGAAACGTTACATAATTTATCACCTTAGTATCATCACTCGCATCTATAACCGCTATAGTAAAGATATAACCACCATTAGTTCTCGAGGTATGTTCTAATTTACCTTTAGCAAACACTTTTTCCACTTTGGCTTTAGCCCTACCTGGATCTATCCCACAATCGGTTACATAACGCTCATTTTTCTTTTCAGTAGTTACCTTAACCGAATCCAACAAATACATTTTCAAATGCCCCTTCATAATATGTTGGGCAGTGTGTTCCGAATCATAGTGGGTTGGAACTTCCATGTATTGGCCTATTCCTACGAGAGGTGCCAAACACAACAATATAGCAAATAATTTTTTCATATTAATAACTTCTAGTGGGATGTAAACCATAAAACCAATTTGACCAACCACGTTTAATTTTAGTAACCTTAATACTAAATTTTCTCCTAACACAAGAGAACTCATACATTTTAGGTTTTTCCTTCAACGAGCGATTATATGCTCTAACGGCCTTACCAAACTGTTCTGTAAACAAATTATACAAATGCCAAAACATTTTATACTGCTCAAAACTTTCCCAAACCCATTTACCACCTTTAAAGGTAGCTAATTTGGTTGTCTCTCCACCACCCTCGTGGCCTGAAAATACCTCAAACTGATTTTGTTGTGTTTTAAACACCAAATACTCTGTTTCGCTTAAATTATAACTAAACATAACTCTTATTTTCTCTTACTTAAATATAATGAATCGTATTGGCCTTTCCAAGCCACCCATTGAATATTTCCTTTTCTAATTTCTTTTCTGGTTTGTAAAGCACCTTTAGTACTCAAACCTAAAATCAAAACTATACCTGCTTTAAACCACCAAGTAAACATAACTCTTATTACCCTATGAATATACGTTAGATTTTCTTAAAACCCAAATCTTTCACAATTTTTTCTGCAATCTTTTTATGTCCAGAAGGAGCCATATGACACAACCCATCCCAACAATCAACCCTATCCACTACCCTAATATCCACTACTTTGGCCCCATCCAAATCCTGTGTTAACAAAAGTTTCTGAAACAAAGCATATTTTGGTCCGTAGTTTGGATTCGGAGTCCTAGTACACTTAATCGGATCAAACCCAGTCAATACAATACATTGTGCACCTCGTTTGTTGGCCATTCGAGCAATTCCCTTAATATTTTCAATTGCCTCGTTTGGTGAAATGCTGGTGGAATACATATCGTTTGCCCCTCCGTATACAAACACATAGTCATAACGGTCATCAATCTTATAGAGGCCAATCTCCAACATCCAATAAGTGGTTTTACCACCTACCGAGACATTATCGGAATCAAATCCAACCATCTCCGATAGTTGTTTTTGCCATCCGTTTTGTCTGTTGGCAGTATGTGAGTCGCCTATAAACAGTACTTTTTTACCCTTTACGTTTATGGATTGATTTACAACAGGGACTACAATTGGTGTATCCAAATGTGTAGTGTCTTGTGGTTGGTTTAGCGTTTGGGAGTTTACTATGGTTCCACCTAAAAGTAGTGAGCAACCAAATAAAATAACATAATCTTTTAGTTTCATTTTGTATATACGGATTAAAGGTGTGGGAATGGTTGCGCAAGCTTAATTTTTTTAAGTTCATCGTAAGCTACTCTAACTATTTCATATCCACATTTGATTTGTTTTGTTTGTTTTAGTTCGCTTACTTTTTCGTGTAACTCATTAAAAAACCCTTTTTTATGAGCTTTATGGTACAATTCTTCAATTAGTTCTTCATTAGTCATGAGAATAAATATCAATCCTCTAAATACCTTTCATGTGGTCGTCTAATAGAGACCCAAGGAATGTCGTGAGCATATTGAATTTTATTTTCACCTATTGGTTCTTTACAAATTTTATTTGTATTCCAATAGTAAATTGGACCGTCATATGATTGATATTCACTGTTTATAAGAATATATCGTTCACCATTGTATGATCTAAAATCACGTTCGGTGATTCTTGAATATCCACCCTTAACATTTTTAATAAATACTGCTCTAGCAGTATTGAAATCATATCTTAGTTTTTCGGTTTGTCCTCTTTTTTCGCTCATAATCTCTTGCTTAATCCATCAAACCGGCATTCTCAAGAGAAAACCATGCACGCTCTTTCCATACTTCGAGCTTGGCACCTTCAATCACGTCGGCATCTTTATAACCTTTGATTGTATATTCACCTAATTTGAAAACTAGAGTCATTAGCAAATCATCGGCTAATTCTAAATTATTTTCAGCAAGTGCTTTTTTACATTTGTCCCACATTGGGGTAATTATATTTGTTTTTTTCATAACTTTTATTATTTACTCATTAATTCAATAAACATATCCTCTTCGAAACTATTAAAATCATTAATTAATTCTAACATTTCATTTACAACAACCTCACTAGCACTACCCAATAAATCGATTTGTGCATTAGCTTCTTTTTGTAACTCGACTGCTTTTTTAACGTTTTCTAAATTTATCATAACCTTTATTTCTATACCGTGAATATACGAACTTTTTCTTAAAATTCCAAATTTTTTCTTTCTTTTTTTCTGTCATAAACCTTTTTACTGGCTTTGACACGGGTAACCATGTTACGTCTAATGATTTGTTTCACTTGACCTCTTGATAAACCGTTGAATTGATTTTCGTCTTGCTCTTTCATCATGTTGGAAATATACGAAAGGGATCCGACAAAGCCAAATCCCTTTTTCATTTAGAATGATTCTAAGTTATTTAATAATACCTGCTCTGTATTTCATTTGGCGAACAAATTGTTCTTCAAATAAATTATCTAATGCTGCTTTAGTACCTTCAAATCCTGGGATTTCAGGTGCTGAACCCATTGACATTAAATCTTGAGCGGCTTCAATAGCGGCATCTAAGTGATTGTAAACTGTATCATCTCCTACTACACTATGGAATTCTTCTTTAATATTTTCCATTGCTTTGATGAATTCAGGAATACGATTAGGTAATACTGACCAAGTTCCTTCTTTAATTTTATCTTTATTTTCCATAGTTTGTTCAGGTCGTTCAGGCATCATATCGAATTTACCTTTTAAATGAGCTAAATTCATTTCTAAATCTTCGGCCATTTTTCCAATACCATTGTTTTTAACAGTAATCCATTCCTCATTTTCATTATCCCAAATGTAGCCATAATCAGCACCTATTTTATCAATTTCTTCAGCTATTGTCATCATAGCTTCATTGAAATTATCAGGTAGTTGAACTACATCAGCTGTTGATTTGTTTTTAGCGTCCCATTCACCGGTTTCACCATCTAAAAATGAAATATATCCTACATTAGCAATTTCTTCTGCTTTAGCATCACTACTATAAAAATCGTTTAATCCTTTACCTAAATTTTGAGGATAACCATCGTAGTGGTTATATGTAGTTGTTAATTTGGTATCACCATCTGTATCCAAATATCCAATTAATGCACGTGTTGCCATAATTATATATTATAAATATTATAAAGAGTATTTTAATTTCCAAACATCAATAAAACTTTCACCAACACCACATTCTAAAATAACAGCATTATCAGGTACACCTGGTAGTGTTGGTGCTGAAATAATGTAATCAATGTTTTCGTTATTCCAAACTTTCATTTTGGTTTTAGCATTTGAACGTTCTGATGTTTTAAATACCATTACCACAGGTTGTCCATTATATGCTTTACCTTTTTCGGCTTTAACTTTATCGTGTTTATAACCTTTAGGATAAGTTATTTCTGTTTTATGAGGACCAGTTGCATTCTTACTTTTATCATAATGCCAAACACTTTTCCAACCTAATTCAGGTTTAGTAGGTACTTCATAAAATTCTCTAGTCCACTTGTCAAGTACTACTGCTGGTGTTTCTTTTGGTCTACCTCTGTGTTCTGTTTTTTCCATAACCTTTATTATTATGACATGAATATACGAATCATTCTTTAAGATTCCAAATTACCTATACATGACTATTAAATCACCAAAATAATGGTCCATTACTTGTAATAGATTTTCATAATTACCACTTGTCATTTCTGAATATATATAATTCCAATCTAGGTCTAATTTATTAGATAAATCCTTAGCAAGAGCCAATAATGCAAATGCATTACCCTCAGGACCTTGTAAATCGATTTCGATTTTTGATTTTACGGGGCGTTTATTTGTTATCATTACTTTATTTTTTGTTCTACTTCTTTAACGTGTTTACAACGACGATCTTTAGCTCTCCAAAAACCTGAACAGTTACAAGTTAATTTTAAACCTGATTGTTTAACTGTATAAAAATGACCGGGTTCACTACTTGATTCAAATTTCCAAGTATTTTTTTCAACAGGTACTTCTACTGGTTTAGTAGGTTTAATCCATTCAATATCATTGTAAGTAGTTTCAGGATGTACCTTTTGCCAACTAGGCATAATATACTTTTGACCTTTTAAAACTATTAATGTTGGAGGTAAGTAAGAATGCTCGTGAGTATATTTAAATAATCTACTAGCATGACTAATTAAACTAGAACTTGGTTTAAAACCATAACTAGTTTTTTCAGTATATTTAATAAATTTGTTTGTGTAGGTAATTTCTTGACCTAAAATGTTTACTTTGTGTTTTTCTATTACTTGGTGTAATGCCATAACCTTTATTATGATGTGAATATACGAAGAGAGATTCAGGATCCCAAATCTCTCTCCATTTCTTCTTTAAGTAATTGTAAATCTAAAGCTAATGCAGTACATATTTTACATAGAGATATCCAATCATACATTGCTAATTTTATCAGCAATTGATCAGGCATACTATCAAAAAATTCTACTGCTGGATCTTTAGGCTTCATCTTCTATTTCTTCAATCCATTTAGATGCTTGTCTTTGTTTTTGTTTTCTTACTTTGTGGTTTTTCTTTAAATCATCTAACCAAATTTTAAGAACTTCCAATTTTTGATTGTTACTTGTTTTACTCATAAACTTTAATTAACCTTGTCCTACTGATACTTTTGTATAATTTTTTGAATTTTTATTTTTACTCATTTTAGTTTTAGCGTGAATACCTTTTCTAGATCTTTTGGGTTTTTCTTTGTAAAGCGATGAAGCGCTTATTGATGTTTTTTTAGATTTTGCTGCTGCCATGCTGATAAATACATGGCTTTATTTTTAAAGTCTTTCCCATTTATTTTTATAATTTTTATTGGTAGTAGCATAAACAGCATATTCATTTCTAATTGGACTACCTGAATTATAAGCACCACAAGCTAGTGTCCAATCGTGGTGAATTGAATACCATTTACGAAGCATTTGCATACTAATTTTAACATTTAAGTCAATATTAGTTTTTAATTCTTTCTCACTAATACGACCTCTAACATAAGGTCTAGCCCAACGAGTAATAATTTGCATAGGACCTACTGCACCAGCATATGATTTTTGGTATGGGTTATAATCAAAATGAAATGGACCTTGATAACGAGTCTCTAGATAAGCAACATTATAAGCAATATGTTTTGGAATGTCAAAACTATCACTCCAGTGTTCAATTGATTCATACATCTGGAGTGAAATAGTTCCGCTAGCTAAATCTAAACGTTCTTCAAAATAATCTAGGCGTTGGTTAACATTGATATACATTAATCCAATAATACCTAAGATTATAACTAAATACCAATTTTTTAATTTAGCAAAAGTACTCATAATTATTTAATTACTACAGGACTAGCAATTTTAGTAGCATACATTTTGAAGATAATTCTACCAATAGAATCACTATAAATAGTATAACCACCAGTTTTACGATCCATCATAATCAATTTATCTTCTGAATCGATTGCAATTCTGACTTCTTTGTTTAAAATAGTTTCATTAACGGCTTTAGGTTTCATCTTTAATTCTTGAAAGTAATAGCCCAAACCAAAACCTGCAATCAAAGTTGATGATACAATGGTAATGTTCATAAAACGAGCAAATGCTGCTTTGAATTTTTCCTTGAATTCTTCTGTGATTAAATTTTTCATAACTTATTTTTGTTGTCAATATAATAATTGACCTTTAGATGACCAAATTTACTTGGATTTTTCTTTAAGCTTTTTTATAGCTTCTACTATCTGTTGGCATTCCTCATATCGCTCTTGCTCAATGTAGTATTTTAAATTTTCTTCTAGTGTATCTACAAAGAATTTTCTATCTAAAGTTAAGTCATAAATTGCTTGATCTTCAACACAAGCAACAGATAGTATATGTACGTTTTTCTTTTTTGTATTTAAATTTTCTAAAATAGATTCAACGATTGCTTTAGCTATTCTAAAATCTTTATTGTCAACCATCTCTTGAAATTCATCAGAGTTGTTAACGGTAATTTCTCCTGCCATAATTAAAATAAATTTAAAAAGTCTGTGTTAATATATTTTGTGCGTAAGTGATCTGCTTTATCTTGATCTTTTAGTTTTTGGGTTGCAAGTTTCTCAAGGTGTTTTTCCTTTTGTTTATCATAATCCCTAACTAACTTATCATGTTTTTTCTTTTTCACTATTATAAATATTTAAAGTCTAGATACTAAGCTGTATGGGTCATCATCTAAAGGTTTAGAATCATATAATCCTAATTCTTTAAAACGTTCTAAAGTATATTCATCTACCTCCCAATCAACATGACCATTATTTATTGGTTTATGATCTTCAATAGATTCAATTTGCTTACCAGTATATAAATCCCCAACTGAAAGGTAATAACAATTATAACATAGCATTTCTACATTTTCAAGAGTATAATTTTGTTTATTACCATTTTTAAAGTGCATTAATAAAGGTATTTTATAATCTAATACTCGACGTTCATTAAAACCACATCTATAACATTCCTCCTTTAAATAACCACCCTCAATCATTCTGTATTTGATCTTTTGGGGGTTAAAGTTTGAAGGATCAACTACACCATTTATAATATCTAAAATAGCTGGTTCTTTTCTACCAAAGGGAGCATGACTTAAAAATTTAGGTACACCTTTCCCTGATTGATTCTTATGTGATTCGAATAGTGTTTTTCCTGTGGCCTCATCTTTATAAAATTTCATCCATTTTTTAAGATGTTGATATGAACAATTTAAGTAACGAGCCGCACCACGTACGGATTTTGTTTTATCCATAGCGTTGATGATTTGTTCTTTACTAAAATGTTTAGCTTTAGGCATTATTCCTCCTCTAATTTAGTTTTACTAGATTTGTGATGTATATCTGAATCATCTAGGGGATCTAATTCAGTTGGAAACTTAATTTTCTTTTCTGCTTCCATATACTTAACATAATCCTCATGATCTAAATGAATAGTTTCAATCCAAGTATGATCTCCCTCACCCTTCATTATTGTAACTACACCTTTTTTCTGTACACCAGAACAATTAACACATGTTTTTGCTCCGGGTAAGGCTTTTAATCTACCTGCAGGTATTTCTTCTCCGCATTTAATACAATTCATAACTCTAAATATATAACTTTTATTTTTTTGATTTTTTTTCTATTTTTTTAAGCAAATCCCACAGTTGTTCAGGGGTTTCAATAAATACTTCCTCTTCTTCTTGTTCTTCTTCCTGTAGTAATAAAGGCATTAGTTGTTCGTTTTCATCAAAACGATCATAAACATACCACATTACTAATTCTGTTTTCCATTCCCCATATATTTTTAATATTAGGTTTTCAATCAATGTATAGAAACCATCATCATAAGTTTCCATATTAATTCCAAAACTATCCATTTCAATAGTTCGTTGATACACTCCGTCAAACAAAGTTACAATGTCAACAAAAAATGCTTTTGTATTATTAGAAGCAGGTTGTTTTTGCTTTAAGTTTAAATTTTTACCAAAGTTTCTCAAATTCATTAAATTATAGTTTTAACTCCAAACACCTTTAAAAAAGGTTTTAATTCTAATTGTTTACGAGCAGCAAAATATTTAGCTGCATTTAATCTTGAGGATGAAATTGTTCTACTAATAATTTCTTCCTTTTTATCATTTTTGTAATAAAATCCAAATATCATATTTTTATTAATTTATTTTGATGCTCAGTTAAACTATTTACTGTAATTTTTAAATTACCTAATTCAAAAGTACCTAATTCATCATTATCTTTTACAATATCATTAAGTTGTTGGATATAAATATAATCTTGTTGAGTAAATAATTTACCATCAATCTCCACAATTACATCATCTCCACCATTAAACCAAATATCTAACTGATTTTTTAACCCATTAATATCATCATTAACTATAAGTTTTTTATTATAAACAACATTATATATAGAATTTCTAAATCCCCATTTTTTAATAAAATTAATATTGGATTGGTTTTCTATTTCTTGATAATCACCTGATCTGGAGGTTTTGCTAACAAAATGATAAACATGAGCTGAGCTAACTTTTTGTTCATAACCTGCTATGTTATGTCTTAAATGTAGATCATCATCTTCACAAAACAATTTAAAAGTATATCCATCAATACCTAAATAATCTTCTTTCATACAACCAAAAAACATTTGAGCTCCGCCATCAAGTAAAGTAGTGTCTTCAATTTTAAAATTTAAAAATTTCAAATGATTAAAATTATCTAAATTATCACCACAATCTAAAATTACTTTTCCTGGGAATGTATTAGGGTAAATAGGGGGTTCAACTCGGGTATATGCTGTTATTCTATTTTTGGTTATATCTTTATCCATTTGTTCCACAAATCCAGGTTTAATAACCATATCGTTATGTAATAGGATAATTTTTTCACCATTAGCTTTGGCAACAGCATTATTATAATTAACTCCCATAGTTACAGTATCATCTTCAGATACTATAATTTCTACTTGGGTTTCATCAGGATAAATTTCTCTAATATTACTTACAATATGTTTTGTATAATTAGAGTTAGTTTTATTGGTTGGTATAATTAATGATATCATTTATAATTTTCTTTAAAATCTTCCCAAAATTCATTTACTAAATTGGTATAAGCTAATGTACTAGAACCTAAGTGGAATATATAACCCTCATTTAAAAATTCAAAGCTAGAGTAACTATTTTTAAAATCTTCATCACCCTTAAATAAATAAGGTACTTGACAATTAAATTCTTTTTGCACAAATGAAATATTATGAGGAAATAATTCTTGTAAAGCTATATTAACAGCTGTTTGGTCCATTGCATCTATTCTTACTCCACCTTCTATTCCTATACCTTTAACATGACCTTCAATATCTTTAAAGTTATAATAGTAATCTTTATATGATTTTATTTGTTGTTGTAACCTAAATAAATGATGAGATTTAAATGAAACAAAACCAGCGTTAAAATAATTTTTTACAACATCTAAAGCATTAGGTTTAAATCCTAACCATTGATTAGTGTGATATTGAGCAATATGTGATCCTCCTTGGTCATTTACTACTACTATATCTAACCCATTTTCATCAAATATTTCATTTATATCTGGTAGATCCCATCTTACAAGGGTATCAGCATCTACAAAAGTGATTCTATTATATTCTGAAACAGGGAAATTTATATCTGTCCATCTATCAAAACACATAGCGGCATAATCAGGAAAGTCTTTAAAGTATTTATCGCCTTCTATCAAATGAAGTTCTATATTGTGTTTCTCACAATAAAACTTCCAGGTAGATATACATTTATTATATTGTTCATTCTCTTGTAATGAATTATAAACCGGAATAACTACAGCGTTTTTCTTTAAAGGTGTTTTATATCTAAGAGCTATAATTTCATCCCCATTAGGATTATTATTGGCTCTTAAATCTAAAATATATAACTTTAATTTTTTAGCTAATTTTTGTAATTCATTATAATGTTGTCCATGAATATCTTCACATAGTAAAACACCATCTTCATTTAATAAATTATAATAATTTTCAAAAAACCACTTTTGAGATTCCCAAGTATGAGGTCCATCATCAATAATAATATCAAATTTACCTTCTTTTTCCAATAACATATCAATCATTTCTGATTTATAAGCATCATATTCAGGACCAGCATATATGGTAATTTTTTCATTAGGATATAGTCCTTCATAAGGTGTAATATCTAAACCCACATATTTTTCTATATAATCTATTTCAGATAAAGGTCCTACACTTCCATCACCAAACAAACTTACTCCTATTTCTAAAATTTTTAAAGGACGATTTTGTTTTAGATACTGGGAATTAAATACTAAATCATAACTGATTCCATATCTATGAGTTGTGTTTTTGTCTGTTGAGCTTTTATATAGAATTTCTCCTATATTACAATATTTTTTATCTATCATAAAATGTTTTTTTTCTTTAAATTATTTACATTAATATTAATATATTCTTCAAATTTAGATTCAAATGATTTTCTTTGATTAGGAACATTATTTACCTTTAATCTATCTCTATAGTATTGAGTAAAACCATTCATATTATTTTCTATTAGAGGACCTGTTGGATACATCCAAATTGTTTCCCCTCTTAAAACATATTGTTGGACATCTACTCCTTTAGATTTACAATAGTCAGTTATTACCATAGAATAATGATCCCAAGGACCATACCCACTCCAATCATCCTGGACAGGACATAATTCTTCATAAAAAGATTTACTATATAAGTCAAACCATCCTGCAAATTTGCTTTTAGATAAAGGTTCTAAATATTTTTCTTGATTATCAATTTTATTATTATATCTTATATCAAATATATCTACTTTTAAATAATCAGAGTAAGGAATATCTAAATACTTAGGATCTACAATTCTATCCCAATCCCCATCACCTACTTTATGAATTTGTGGTGTAATAACAAAATATTTATTTTTAATATGTTTAACAGATTCTGTAATATAAACTAAAGCATATTCACTAAAATAAGTATCAGGACATATAATCATATAATAATCGGCATCAGAAGATATAATTTTTTTCTGATGATTTAAATGACCATATAATTCATCTCCTTCATATATAAAAGTATTTATTTTATAATCTTTTAATAAAGTAAGTATAGTATTAAATTTATCAATAAAATAATCCTTTGGTATTTTACTTTCCTCCCAATTATATAAATAACTTGTTAAATTAAGTTCTAAATCAATAGTAATATCAACATCGTTAGGAAGATGATACTTTGATTTTTTTAATTGTATAGCCATTAACAAAGCATAATCTATATCCCAAGGCATTATATGACTTAAAATTTTAATATTCATTTTTTAATTTATTATAAACATTTTTTATACCTTGTTCTAAACCAACAAAATTTAAACCTAAATCTACAAATTTACCGTTAAATGAAGGTGCTAACTCCCAATTTTTAATATTAATATTTACTTTATAATCCTCTATTTCATTTATAATTTGTGCAACATCATATAGAGTAGGAGAATAATTATAACTACATTCTATGGTTTTAGGTAAATTATTTGTTGATATACAATATTTTATTAATGTAATAAAATCAGCCATATAGAAAAAATCCATATACTTATTAACAAATATTTCCATATCCTCTTTATTAATATACTTACGAATATTTGTTTTAATAAATCTAGCGTCATTTTCATTTTCATCAAATACAGCAAATATTCTTATGTTATGAAAACAACCTTTATTCTGAATAGATTCATTTATTACTTTTTTACTTAAACCATAAAAGGTATCTTGTTTTTCTGCCCCTGAACCAAAGTGAAATAATTTGTTAAAATGGTTTTTATTATCTAAAAGATTATAATACATTCTTAAATTACTATCTATAACCTCAGGTCCGTCTTTTTCTAATCTGTACCCACCTTCAATAGCACAATGGATAACTACATCAAAATATTTATCTTGAAAATATTCTTTAACTTGCTCTGAGTTTGTTAAATCAACTGTTTGGCGAGTTAAAGGGGTAACATCATATTCATTTTTTAAAGCATTAGTTAAAGATTTCCCTATATAACCGTTTGCTCCTGTAATTAATATTTTCATCTTTTAATTCGTTTTGATTTTTCACTAATATCTACTATCATTTCTTTTTGAATAGTTTCAAAAGGTAACAATGGAGACATTTCCTCTAAGGGTGGAGCAAAAATAGATTCATCTTCTAATATCACACCTTTTACTTTAGGTATGAAGTTCTGTTCAGGATCCATAAACACCTCGATAATGATAGGTCCTTTATACTCTAAATTTATTTTATCTAAATCCTCAATTTTATCAATTCGAGCATAAGGGATTTTAAAGCCATAAGCAATTCTTTCAAATTCCGGTAGTAAAACACCCGTACTAGAATCTACGGAATTGTAACGTCCGTTAAAAAATAATTTTTGAGTATGTTTAATCATTAAATACCCATCATTATTGAAAACGAATATTTTAACTGGAAGATTGTGTTGGACAATTGTTTGTAATTCCTGTAGGTTCATCATTATACCCCCATCACAATTTAAACAAGTAATTAGTTTATTAGGTTCAGCAAACGCTGCTCCAATAGCATAAGGTAAACCAACTCCCATTTCACCTAAACCTTGACTGGTGAACATGGTTTGGTTTTCTTTTAGATGACCTGCTTGATGACCACTCAACAAACCAGTACCCATATCAGTAACTATAACTTCATCATCTGATAATTGTTGAGTTAAATGATTTACAAAACTGTATGAATTAACGTATTTATCATCTTTATAATCATCATTGATTATAGGATATTTATTACGATAATAGTCACACTTGTTTTTCCATTCACTAATATTTGGTTTAATCTTTGTAATATTTTCTAATAATTTATCTAAAACAAAACTTACATCATGATTATACTTAATTGTTCTTTCGTATTTGTTTAGTTCTAATTCATCTATATCAACTACTACAATTTTAGCACCTCTAGCAAATTGACTGAAATCATATCCTACTTGGGGTAAAGCTAATCTACTACCTAAAACCACTATTAAATCAGCATTTTGGGCTATAAAATTAGCTGCTCGTTGACCATACAAACCAAATCTACCATAATTACTAGAGTGGTTAGTTGGTAATAAATCAATTCCTGACCAGCTTAATGTTGTTGGGATTTGTGTTGTGTTTATAAATTGTTTAAACTTATCTTTAGCACCACTTAATTTAATTCCCATACCTCCTAAAATAAGAGGTCGTTTAGACTCATTTATCAATTTAATAATATCATCAGCATAATTATAAGCATCTGTTATTCTTAAAGATTTATTAGAGTAATTACGGAAACTTTTAAATTTAATTTTCTTTGCTTGAGAATCTAAAGGAATATCTAACCAAGTTGGTCCTGGTCTTCCTGTTATACTAATATTGTATAACCTTTCTAATTCGGATTGGATAGAAGTTGGATTGGTTAACACATTACTATATTTAGTAACATTTTTAACCATTTCATAAGCACTAAATCCTTGAGTACCATACATTCTTAAATTCTTATGAATATCAAGGTATGTACTTGGTTCTTGACCTGAAAGTATAAATCCGGGAATTGAGTCTGCCCAGTTACTTATTACTCCAGTTATTGCATTACTAGCTCCTGCTCCTGCTGTTACAATGGCTGCCGACATCTTACCTGAGGCTCGATAGTAAGCAGCCATTGCCATAATAGCAGCTTGTTCGTGATGTGTACAAATAATTTTTGTGTATCCTAAATTTTGAATTGAATCGAAAATATGAGAATTAGCAGAACCAATAATACCAAAAACAGTATCTATTTGTTTATGCTTTAAAAACTCAGCAACAACATCACTTACTTTAATCATAATTTATTTACTAAAAAATTCTTTAATTTTATCACAAACGTAATCTACATCCTCAACAGTCATTCCGTGGTGTGCACCTAACAAGAAACCATTTTTCATAATAGTATCTGCATTCTGGAAATCTTGTAAAAATTCTCTATAAGCAGGGTGACGAGTTACGTTACCAGCAAATGTTACACGAGTTTGAATATTATTATCTTCTAAGAAATTAAGTAATTCAAAACGTTTTTCTGTTTGTAGAGGAATAGCTAACCAATTTGGTTGGATTGAATCATCTGGTAGAATTAAGTCACCTACACCTTGAAGATTTTCAATGTAACGTTCAATATTTTCTCTTCTAATTTGTGAGAATTTTTCAAAACGGTGCAATTGAACTAATCCAAAAGCAGCATTCATTTCACAAGCTTTCATGTGGTAACCTAATACACTATATAAAAATTTATGGTCGTAAGGAATACCGTCTACATTGTGATTAAAGCGATCATCCATAATTTCCGAATCATCACCCAAACGACCCCAGTCTCTGTATTGTAGACACTTAGTAACGTGTTTTTTATCATTAAACATTACCATACCACCAACACCACCGGCTGTAATTACGTGTGAGGCATAAAAACTAGTTGTTGCTACATCTGTTTCTAATGTTTCAGTAATTGTATCAGCTGAATCCTCAATCAAAATAATATCAGTTCTACCTAACAATTTAATTTCTTGACGTAAACGTTTCCAATCTGGTTTGTTACCAATTAAATTAGGTAACATAATTGCTTTTACATCAGGAGTAATAGCTGCTACTACTTGATCAATATCCGCTACATAATCTGTTAAACCTACATCTACAAATTTTGGTTTGTAACCAAGTTGTAAAATTGGGGCTAATGTAGTTGAAAATGTACAAGCAGGAGTAATAATTTTACTTCCTTTAGGCAAATCCAAAGCAGCAATTGCTAATAAACAAGCTGATGAACCTGAGTTAACAAATACACCAAATTTCTTTCCAAAACGTTTAGCAATTTTTTCTTCAAATTCTACTGATTTAGGGCCCTGTCCACCTAACCATCCAGAGCGTAGGGCTTCTTCTACGGCTTTAATTTCTTCTTCTCCATAAGATTCAAACTTATAAGGAGCGTACCATACTTTTTTCATATAATATTATTATGTTTAAAAATGTTTGTGATTGTGTTAACTATATTTTGTTCGTAATTTACGTAATCTAAGGCCAATTTCCAATTTTTATCAATTATTTCTTTTCTATTTTCGTAATAACTTTCATTTAGTTGATTGGTTATGTAAACCAAATCATCTACGTTATTAAACGTTATTATACCGTCTATATCAAAATAATCTCCTATATTTGAACATCCCCAATAAATCGGAATTGTCTTCAATAAAAAACAATCCAATATTTTTTCAGAAAAATACCCTCGATATGAAACATTTTCAATTACTACTCCAAATTGTGAGTCACCAAATATAAATTCTTTACCTAAACGAGCATCCTCAATATTGTTTCTATCACCATAGGTTTCATAGAACTTAGTAGGTATATTGAATTCATTTTTACGAGCAGTTACTTGATGTCTTAAAGAATGACCATAAGTTTTAAGTAATTTACCTTGTAAATGGGATAATTGAAATGTTTTATTATGGTCTTTTTCATATTGGTCTGGTTTTAACCAGGTATGTCCAAATGGTTGAAAAACAGCATTTTCACAATTATTTAATACTCTATCACTTTGAGTTAAAATAATATCAAATAAATCTTTATTTTGAATAGTCCAATCATGTAAACCAAAATATTCATTTGGTTCCTGGAATGAAATAATATTGATTGAGGATAATTCCTCTTGTGATTGGGGAGCTGTTTCTACAAATAATGAAAAATCTAAATGGGATAAATGTTGGAGCTTATTTTCAAAATTTTTACTATCAAAATGAGCTGCTTTTATTTTCATAACGTTTCATAAAACTGGTTTTGTATTTCTTGTTTTTCTATTGACTTTGGATGAATTAAAGCTAACTCATCTACTGCTGGTAATACTGTAAAATATTTATGTCCTTCAATTACCTCATGAACTGCATTTCTCCATTTAACATCAGGGGAATTTCTATAAATTCTAGTCTGATAATCAGGCCAATTAACTCGGTTGTTTTCATATCTCCAACCCCATTTCTGTATATGTTCTTGGGTGATACCACTTACGGTATTAATTCTAGGAACATAATATAGATCAACTTCGGGGTTAGCCTCAATAATTTGAGGAAGTAATTCTAACATTTCAGGAGCAATCAATTCATCTGCATCTATTTGGAAAATAAATTCACCTTGACAATGTTTTTTCAATTCATTTTTATATGATGCAAAATCTTTATTAAGGGGATAAAACCAATGTTTAATTCCTTTTCCAATAATAACACTCAATACATCTTCAGTATAGTTATCTTGATCAATCTGGATGACTATTTCATAATTAGGAGCTAAAGCTCTGTCTTCTAAATGTTCCAACAGAGCTTCTAATTCCTTTACTTCATTGCAAACGGTAATTGCTAAACTAATCATTCTGGTAATACCCCAATGTATGAAAGAGCTTCCATATAATCACGTTCAGGGAAATGAGATATTGTAGTCATATCCATTCTCCATTCATAATATTTACCTGGTTGGCCTGGAATTGGGTATTTGGTTTTTTCTTCCTCTAGTACTGGAACTGCTTTAACAGCACTCCACATCCAGTTTTCTGAATTATTTCCATTAGCAAATATCATACCTTGTTGAGGTAAATTAATTGCTGATGGCATCCATTTTTTCCCATCTTCATCTGTATAAAGTAAATCTTTATACAATTCAGGTAAGGTTTCAATTTGTTCTTCATAAAAAGTTTCACCTTCTTTCATTAAAGAGTTAGTTTGGAAACCACACCCATAACAAAAATATGTTTTGATATCAGCATTTACTTCATCAACATAACAAGCATCTGAACCACAACGAGGGCATATTGTTAAATTATCCATTTTTTATTTCAATTTTTTTAGGTAATTCGATTTTTTTCAATTTAGGTAATTCAAGTTTAATCTCTTTAGGGAATTCAGGAACATATTGGGTTAAATAATTACCAATTAATTCTTTCATTTTATCAAAATTAAACATTGTTTTACTTCTGAATGTTTGACGTTTTGCTCCATCAATGTACTTTTTATAGTTTTCAAATACATCTTTTAGTGATGTTCCTACCTCTGGTTGATTAGGAGAAAACCATTGAGCATCTTGTATTAAGAATTGATTTGCTGTACTTGGATGTACATTAGTCAAAGTACCATTAATTGGATAAATAAATTCTGGATTTAAAAAATCCATATGGCCTGACCAGTTTGTAGCTATAATTGGTTTTTTAACTAAACTAAATTCAAGTAATGGACGACCAAAACCTTCACCTTTAGTTAAACTAACCATAGCTTTTACTTTAGGGTGATTATACAAATGATTCATTTCCTCATCTGTAAATTCACCATGTAACAAGTAAATGTTAGGTAAAGTTTGAGCCTCAACTGTATCTTTAATTTGTCTTATTTTGTGAAGAATAGTTTCTCTATCTAAATAAGATGAACCAGCACCTGAGGATTTCATAATTAATGCAGGAGCATTTCTTTTGTTTTTAAATACCTCTAAAAATGCTTTTACTAATAAACCAACATTTTTTCTATCCTCACCTAAATCCCCTTGCATCCAGTGACCTACAAATAGATAAGCAAATGATTCAGGAAGTACATCTAAATCACATACTAAATCACTATCAGGTAACTCTTCATCAACCATCTCAAAGTATTTAGTTAAATCTGCTCCTTCAAACAATACTTCAATAGGTTTTTCTAATTGCAGAACACCTTCTTTTTGTTTAGTTTGTTCATTTACTTTTTCAAATTTGCTATTTTTAAATACTTCTGCTGAGTGATTAGAAGAAACAATAACTAAGTTCATTCTATTACATCCCTCAATCCACTCAGGGATAGCTACTGTTGTTTCAATACCAGCTGTAAAACCAATATTAAACTTTCCAATAGGTTGGAATTCATTAGGAACAGTTAATTGAGCCCAAATTTCGGGTTGTTTTGGTAACTGTGGGGTAAGTAAAAAATGTTGTTCTAAAAACTTCCATTCAGGATTATCGTTAATAAATCCCCAAGGACAATCACCCCATCTTTGAGGTAAAATTTTTACATCATACTTATCAAGTTCAATAATTGATTTAACCAAATCACGAGAACGTGCTCCATACCCACTATAGGTATCAATAGGACAACTTATTACAAATAACGGTTTCATTAATAGATTAATTTATGATTTAAAGTTCTTTTTTTATGAGTAGTAGCATTAATTAACTCATAGTTTTTTCTAGGAGTCCATGTTTCAAATAATTTATCGAAACATTTAATAACACGGTTAGCTTGGTGTACTGAAGTAAATCCGGCTTCATCACTTACAGCCCATTGTCTACCTGCTAGACCTGTTTCTTTACGGGTTTCAGAATCCATTTGATAAATAGTCATAATCTGATCCGCAGCATCTTCTGGTTCGCATCTATCATCAAAGATGTAAGGGGTTGGAGGAGAACCTACAATTGAACGAGAGGTAGGATATACTGGAAATGCCCATTTACCATGTTTTTTGTATGTACCTCTATGGTTTGAAGGAAAGTTTTCATCAAAATCAATCCAAGTACCATCTTCAAATTCAAAACGCATTTGATCTTGCATACCACCTGTTACGTTAGCAATAATTGGTAAACCACACAACATAGCTTCTGTTAAACTTAATCCCCAACCTTCATTAGATGTTAATAAGATTTGAGCATCAGACATATTATAAAGATAACTCATTTGTTGAGCGCTTGCTCTTAAATTAGTAAAGAATATGTTGTTAGAATATTCTTCCCCAAAAAACAAATCAATTACTGCCGGTAAATCAGTACCATGTTCACTAACGTGTTCCGTATGAAGCATTAAGGCACATTTTTTAGCTTGTTCTTTAGGTAATTTATCTAAAAATAATCTAAAGGCCATTAATGTGTCTGGAATTTGTTTACGGCGAATATTTCTTGAATTAAAGAAAACAATAAATTCGGGATTGGATTTTCCAAAAATATGCTTTTTTAATGAAACTATTTCAGGATGATTTTTATCCATAGGTTGGAATATTTCATCATTTAATCCATGAGGAACATATTCAATAATTCTACTATCGGCTTTTTCACCTAATACTAATTTATTAATATTAACTGTTTGTTTAGAAATACCCATCAATAAATCACAAGCCTCATAATATGGTTTGTTGTATAAAGGAGCAGGGTAGTCATCCCAAATATTTAAATAAGTAATAGGAATTTGTTTACGTATTTCATTTTCAATTTGGAATAACCATACAAAATAACGTGGATCTGTAATCAACATAATTGCATCTGGTTGTTCTATTTGAATGATTTGTCTTAAAATATTAGGATCTCCATATCCATCAACAGGATAAGCCATAACATAAGAATCCTTAATCCCAGCATTATTGTTAGTGTCTTCACACAAGTCTAATTTTCTACCTTTTTCGGGATGTGAAATGGCTCCTGCCATATTAACCCATTTAAAATGGTGTGCTGTTTGAATTACAATTTCTCTTGCAACTGTTGCTATACCTGAATGAACTCTAATGTCATCACAAATAAGCAAGATCTTTTTCCTTTGCTCAGGAGGCAAATAACCAAATTTATCTTTCATGTAACTTAATTTTAATTTTTAATTTCTAAATTGTTGTGGGAATGTACTTTTTTACGAAAATCTTCATCTGTAAGATACAAATGAATAGTGCGGTCGGCAAGTTTTTGTAAAGAAAATTTGTACTTAACACAAGCAATTTTGAAATCCTCGAATAACTCACTCTGTACTTTCACAGAGGTTAATGTCATATCCTTTTTATTTGTCATAGCTTTTATTAATTTGTTATATATAAATATATCGGGATTCCCTAAGATACACCAAATTGACAAAGATCTTTGCGATCTTTAAAAGGACAGAAAGTACAATTCCATTTATCTGGTTTGGGTTCAAATTTAGTATCTTTAAAAGATCCATCATTATTAAACACACTTTCAATAAATGAATTAATTGTATTAGTTGCTTTATTTATTTTTACTTTACCGCTTGCTGGAACGTATTCTTGGATTCTTGATATTGGATATGGAGATTCTTCCCATATTTTTCTTTTAACAATAAAGAATTCCACATCAATATCGTCTTCAGGTACCCCAAACTGTTGACTATAAAATTTCTTATAAAGAACTAATTGGAGTTGTTTAGTTTCATCTTTTTTAGTTTTATCGTCCCAACCTTTAGTAGATGTTTTAATATCCATAATTTTGAATCTGTTGGTTGGTTCGTGATAAAAAACAACATCCAAATAACCTTTATATAAAATATTTTTAAAACCAGGGTGTGGATTTAAAACAATAGGTACTTCACATCCTACTAAATACCAACCTCTTTTACCAAAATACCCACCTCGTTTTTTCTTAATAAAATTAAGAATTTTTAAACCATCCTCATAATATTCTCTTAATTCAGCAGGGTCCGTAAAGTGAGTTTTACCATTCTTTTTATAATCAGATTGATAATTTTCTCTAATACGTTCTTCAAAATATGATTCTATATCAATTCGGTCAGCGGCGGCACCACTTTCTTCATATATAGTTGTTATATAGTGTTGTAATGCCTCGTGCAGAGATGTTCCAAACAGGGTATGTATAGAGGGTTCATATGTGTAATAACCGTCTCTATACTGCAAAGCCCATTTGTGAGGACAACCCAAAAACATAGAAACCTGGCTATAAGAAATTGCTTTTTCCCAAGCATAATTAATTTCTTTAAGGGGTTGTTTTCGGATTTGTTTTACTATTGCAGGTATTTTTTTCTTTTTAGCCAAAACTATTTTTTTCCTTTAAGCATTTGGATTGTTTTCTCCAAATAAAGAGCTAAATCCATTGCTTCTTCTTTTGCGTGTTGTAAATAATCAATTACCGATAGATCAGTTCTATCTAGGGTATTATTATATTTTTCTTTACCCATTTTGGCTCGGGTAATATGTTCGTCAATAACTGAATCTACAATTGAATCTGTTTTGGAAATTGTTCTTGTGTTTAAATTTGGAGTATCAAATGTTACTCCATAAACCTCGCTATTTTTTGTCATTTAATTTCTTTTAATAATTTTTTAATTTCTTTTTCATCAACACCTGATTTTTCTAAGATGTGCTCTATTCCCTCTTTTTTCAAAATGTAAATATAATCCTCTGCCTCACCTAATGAAACTGTATAATAGTCAGCAATACATTTAAGTATTTTTTCATTAGATTTCTTTTTAGAATCTTTTACATATTTTAACCAAACGTTATTTTTAGGTATCATATTGCAGTAAAATTGGTATATTTTTTCTTTATCATTTTGAGGTAAAGTTTGAGCAAAATTAGCTACCTCAATATAAGGTTCATACATACTAATGTATCTATGAACCATATAAGGGTTAAATTGCTTTTGGTCATCCTCATTAAATGAAGACCATTGTTTCTTTGTTCCTGTAATTTCTTTAAGCCAATCAAATATCGTTACCGCCATATTCTTTTCTTAATTCCTTAGGAAGTGTTTCAAGTAAAATTTCTCCACTTTCTACATCATAAAATACTGGAATTGGGATAAGGGCATCTTCATCTGCTCCTACTACAAAGCGAGATACTTTACGTAAGATAACTCCTTGACTCCAAATTTTACCTCCTGATGGAGTTTCTACGGATGTGGTTTTAGATAAATCGATGTTTAGGTTCATTTGGTTATTTTTCATATTCTTTTATTTAGTTTTAAAGTTTCAATAATTCTGGAGATAGCTGACATAAAATTAATTTCTAAATCAACTCTAAAATTAGATTGATAAAGACATTCATTTATAATAACTGCTATTTGACCCTCACAACCAACAGCATATTCGTTTGTACACTCATATAGGTGTTTATAAACGTCTTCAAATGAAGAAACATCGTTGTCTGCGATAATTTGTCTAATATTATTAAATGTTTTATTAGATGGTTTCTTTAATTCATCTAATATTTTACTTTGAACATTTTCATTTTTACCCAAAGTAGTAGGTAATGTAAGTTTACTATCAACAATATATTTCTGACAATCGTTAATAATTTTTCTAAAATCAGGATATGAACTATTTACTATTGCAGCTAAATCTTCTAATTTAAACTCAATATTTTCCTGATTTAGGATCTCATAAACATGTTTAGCAACTACCTTTTTAGATGGAGGAGTTAATTTAAACTCTTGTAATCTACTTCTAAGTGGTGGAATTAATCTTTCAGGATAGTTACCTGTCAAAATAAACCTAGTAGTTAAACTATATGTTTCAATCATATTCAAAAGCAATACTTGGGATGCTTGTAGAATGTGAGTTGATTCATCCAAAATAACAATTTTCAAAGGTTTAAAACCACGAGCAGAAGCAAATGAACCAACTTTTTCTTTAATATCGTCCATACCTCTATTTTCAGTGGCATTTAGATAAATAAAATCACAATCAATACTATTAACTAATATTTTAGCTAAAGTAGATTTACCTGAACCTTGTAGGCCGAAGAAACCTAAATGGGGGATGTCTTGATTGGTGATGAATTCTTGAATTTTTTCACGAATCTGATCATCACAAATATAAGTGTCGAGTGTTTTGGGTCTATATTTTTCTACAAATATAGTATGTTCTTTAATAATCGCCATAGATATTGTAACGTTTTGGTTCTGGTTCTTTAATTTCTACTTCTTGTGGTAATATAGCATACAATTTACCTTCTTCCAAATTCAATCGGAAAGCTTTAGGTTTAAGTGTAGCCATCTGATACCATGCTTCTAAAGCATCTGTTATAGATTTTTGAACTTCGTTAACATTACTTACCTTCCAATTATCTCCTGGAGGTACACGGTAAGCGATTTCAATTAATTTTTCTTGGATTTCTGTTTTGCTCATAACTTAATTTGTTCTTTAAAATAAGGCAGTAAAGCCTTATAGGAATAATTTATTACTACTTTATCTGCTTTTTGTAAACCAAAATATAAATCATGATGTTCACTAACAGCATCCGGGACAAAAAATACTTTAACAATAGTATAATTCATTTCCCCAATAGAAATCATTTTACCTATAAGACTTACTGCATCTTGCATAATTGTGAATTTACATCATTCCCATCATATCTCCAAACCCACCGTCATCTTTCTTTTCTTCGGGTTTGTCAACTACAACAGCTTCTGTCAATAATACGGTTCCGGCTACTGATACTGCATTTTCAAGTGCTGTACGAGTTACTTTAGCTGGATCAATAATACCTGCTTCTTTCATATCTACAAATTCATCTGATTTTAGATTATAACCAGTCCAATATTCAGCGGTTCTAATCTCATTTACAGCATGGTAAATATATTCCTGATCAATACCAGCATTTGTTAAAATTTTCTTAAACGGTGCACCACAGGCTTTATAAACGATATCAGATCCAATATTAATTCTATCAATATGTTCACGAGCATGTAATAAAGCAGCTCCACCACCTGGTACGATACCTTCTTCAAGAGCAGCTTTAGTAGCTTGTAAAGCATCATCAACACGGTCTTTTTTCTCACGCATTTCAGATTCAGTAAATCCACCTACGTGTACAATTGCTACACCACCAACAAA